CATAAGCGTGACACGCGCCAGCATTTCTCTTGCAGTCATACCTTTGTTCGCGAGGATCGCGATGGTCTTCTCTGGGTGAAAGAGTGCGTACCACAACAAGTAACCAACCGAACTGATAGACTTACCGGACTGACGACATGCCAATACGATATTGAATCGGTTGTTGTTGAAGTGTTCGAACATCTTTTCCTGATACGGATAGAGTTTGAACGGCACGAGACCTTTGTCTAGGTGAATGACCTTGACATACTTCTTACAGAAATATGATGGGTCCTTCATGCATTTCTTATACTCACGCAGCTTCTTGGCGTCCCATTCTTCTGCGACACCATCTCTTTTTACGTTAGGATTTCCGAGGTAAGATTCTTTTGTATAACTACTCATCTTCGTCTTGGTCTATAACTTTCTCATCACCCAACAGCATACGCTGCAATTCTGTAGTAGACCCGACAAATAGATTATTATTAGTAGTTGTTGCTTCGGCAGGTTTGTCTTCTTTCTGAAGTTCTTTTTGTTTCTTGTTGAGGTCCATCAACTTGTCATTGACATCTGCGATGCCCTTGATCATGCCAGACAGAACCTCAAACGCACGAGGGTGTTCACTCTCCCGCGCGACTTCAATCATGAGTTCTAGGGACTCGCGACCTTTCTCAATTAAGTCATAGTAAGTATCGCGAGAGTACTCATAGTCCTGTTCATGGACAAAGTTCTTTTTCTGGTCTTCGTCAAAAAGTCCAGGTGGTTTACGATTGTCTCTCATCACTTATCACCAAGTTAAAACCATAATCACTGTCTGGGGTCACATCAATCGGATCTGGAGTCACCGTTATTAATTCCGCAAACTCGTTGTCATTAGTATTTAGATCGACATTAACCTCGCGAATAACTGGTCCAGACTGTACAGGACCGTAGAAGTTCATCTTCATATCAAACGATAGAGTGTATATAATAGTTCGTCTCTGTTCAATCGCGCCTTCGAAGTCGTCTGATAAATTGACACCAACAAGTGATACAGGGACGTCTTCTTTGATATCAGGTTCGTCTGTAAATGGTTTGACTGTCAACGTATATTGCGGCGCAAAGTATGGTATGACTTGTTCTACGACTTGCAGCGCATCATCTTGTGACTTTGCATAAATGTGAAGTTCAAAACTAATTGTATAAGGTACGCCCACATATCTGCGAAATTGAGAGTCGTCGTTAGATGTAACATAACTATTAATCTTAGGAAGTTGTCGAGTAGGGTCATATATGATGGAGACGATCTCGAAAGACATCCTAGGAAGTTTAAGTGCGACCCTGCGTTCTGCTTCTTCGCCGTTTGTCATCTCCTCTAGACGCTCTATGAACGATCTGGCGGGTGCATATGACAGAGGCACCTTTACTTGAGATAATACCTTTCCGCTTGATGCGGTGCGCAGTATATTGATGTTATCAAACATAGAACCAAACAGCGCAACACAAGTGCGCACACGTTTGTGATAGAAGTGTCCGCCCATCATGGTGTTAGATCTCCAAACGGATTAGACTCTGTGAAGTCTAGGAAGTCTTCTGCAAAGTCATCAAAGGTGCGTTTCTGCGCTAAGCGATCAATCTCGTTGATCCCCTCTTCTTCAGAAATAGGTGTGAGTGACGCATACTCACCAATAACAGGTCTGTCTGTTGCCCACTCGTGATACTTACCATCTGTACCGCCAGTATGTGCAATCTTGAGAATACGCGTGTCGTGATTCCAAGAAGTGACTTCGCCCTCAAGACGGAAGTCATCGAACTCTTGATAAACATCTTCGCCGACAAGGTAATAGATCTCACGACCCATGCCTTCGTCTGGCATCTTGAGTTCGTATTGGAATGCGCCTTCGACTTCAACATTATCAATTCCAGGAATACCAGTGTCGAAGTCTTCGTCTGAGAACTCGAACAACTCGCATTGCATACGGAACAGAGGTAGTTGAGATAGCTGATAGAAAGGAGACTCGGTCTCTACTTTCATAACTTGGAATAATGATTCGGATAACGGCAAGTATATAACATCACCTTCACGTGGACGGAATTGTGCATCTGAAAGACGATCACCAATCAAGTGTTTCCATCTACGACGTGCGATAACAAATGTCGCCTGATCACGCAACTCAATACCGAACTTAGTGAACAGATCGCCCTCTCCTTCGAAACCTTCTGTGTTCTCGATGTACACTTCTACTTTGTAGGCGTCAGAGAACTGAGACTGGATGCTGTCAAGGAAGATATCCTCTGACGCCACAATCTCGCGAGGCAGATAATATACATCCTGACCATACATCTTGATCGACTCAATGATCAGATCTTCATACAAGTCTTGTTCTGGACGATACTTCTGTGAAAAATATGGGTTAGTAGCCATAACTTACCCCATGAAGAAAATTGGACCTTCGTCCTCTTCTTCTCTAAATTTAGTCATAATGCGTTCGATGTCTTGCAATGCATCTTCATAGATCTGCCTTGCATTGACCGTGGTCCCGCCTGGTAATACCATACCGTCAAACTTGATCAGATTGAGACCCCACTGTCTTTTGATAAGCGCAGTAGCGTATTCTTTTACAAACTTGTGGTTCCAGAGAGAGTTGTATTCGTTTACTGAGTCGTCTGGGTTTCGAATGCCATAAACCTCAAAAACGACATAATCACCTTCTGTCATATTGTGTTTCGAAATATGCAGATTGACACGGTTGTATTGTCTGTCGAATGTAATCTGTGGTGTGCCCACTAGTTTCATATCAAGTAATGACAGATGTTGTTGCATAGATTCGTAGTGCGCAAGGTCTGCCATATAACCACCACCACTTGTAAAGTCGGTGACAGTAAACTTGACTAGTTGCCATGCATCACTAAACCAACCTGACTGGGTTGCAGTCCAAGACATAGGCAACATTCGAACTACCGCAGACAAGTCTAAATCATCAGCAAAGTCAATATACTTATTTTCAATATCTTGTGCGGTTAGTTGGTGCTTTAGATAGTAACGGCGAGAACCGTCTGGATGATGTTCACGAAACCACTGTAACGCTTCATCTATGCGATCGTCTAATTGCTCTTCGTCAATGTTTATCTCAACGACAGGGTGACCTAACGCCCTCAAGCAATAATCTATCAATTCGTCTCGGTCAGTAGAATACATGTTAGTGTCCAATAAAGATTATTTCTATTTATACCTTCTATTTATACAAATATAAAAAAAGGGGACCGAAGTCCCCTTTCTTATTCACTAATCTGAGATTAGTTAACTAGAGTACCAGCAACATTATAAACGTTGATACGGTAGTAAGTACCTTCCTGACCATCTAGCTTGTCAGCGTCATCTGAAGCAACAGACTCGGCAACACGTAGTGAAGACTCAGCTTCTGTTTCGTCAACTGAAATTTCACCAGTTGTTGAGTTGTACGTGATACATAGACCACCAGATAGGCAATCTTTAGTGCGTTGCTCTGTCCAGTACTTGTTGACTGAACCTTCTGATACATTATCAGTGTTCCATGCTTCGATTCCTGTTACAGAACCTTCTAGTGCAGAGATGCGTGTGGTGTTAGAAGTAACAACACCTGTAATACTATCGTCTGCCGACTGGAATGCTGCAACGATCTCTGTTAGAGAATCTAGAGCAGCTGGATCAGTGTTAGAAGTGATGAAATCGATTTGAGCTTGAAGCGCACTATCGCCAGACTGACGATCACCGATCTCTGTGTTTAGAGCTGCAGTGATTGCGTTATCGCCTGCGATACGAGCATCTGCTTCGTCACTGATATCGCCAGCCAGAGCAAGATCTGCAGAGGCGCGAACTGCCGCTTCTGCGTCAATGTTATTCTGTAGGACAGCGTCTGCCGCGATACGCGCAGATTCTTCTGCATTGATTGCGTCTTGTAGATCACTGTCTTTGCCGTCTGTAGAACCACTTAGTGCAGTGATTTGAGACTGCAAATTAGTGTCTGCAGCAATACGTGCCGCAGTTTCAGCAGATAGATCACTACTTGAAGAAGTTGATGCCGCATCAACGTATGCCTTAGTTGCCGCATCTTGTGCCGCAGTTGGATCTGCCATGTTAGTAACTTTGTTACTATCCATGTCAACTTCAGCAGTCATCTGAATATCAGTTGAACCTGAAGAAGTGCTGATACCGGAAGTACGTGCGTTCGTTGCA